TAACTAGTATTTAAATATTCTATCCAAACCACTCTGTCTAAATTAACGATGATCTTTTCAGGTTTTTCGACTTGAAGAATACCTGCGATTGAAGGTGTGTTTTCTAAAACTTCAACTTCAACATTATCGCCATTATCTAAGTGAAGTTTTAAAGACATATCCTCGTATCGATCCAGAAATTGTCGGATGTTATCAATGTTCACAATATCACCTCCTTTTATAAGGAGTATAGCAGAAAGGAGCATAAACGATTGAAAGAATTACAACTCAGCAACGACTTAACCACAATAGAAACGGAAATCAAGAGTTATCAAAATATTGCAGGTCAGTCTATTTTCGAGATTGGTCGAAGATTGAAACATGTTAAAGAAAATGACTTAGCACATGGTGAGTGGTCTGAATGGTTGCAATCAATAAATATGAGTAGAGGGCAAGCAACTAAATTTATAAAAGTAAGTGATGAATTCTCAAATGATTCACCGGTGAACCATTTAGGGATTAAAGCATTATATTCTTTAGCGACCATTCCCGAGGAACAACGAGAGGAAGAATTTGAAACATCTTCTGGCGAAATGAAAAAACCTATAGATATGACAAATAGAGAATTAGAAGACTTAAAACGTCAACTCAAACAACGCGACGAACAAAACGCTCAACTTCAATCTCAAGTAGAACAAGCTCAACGTTCAGAATCAATCGCACGTAAACAACTTGAAGATGAGCAGAATAGAGAACCCGAAGTGATTGAGCGAGAAGTTATCAAAGAGGTTGTACCTGATGAAATTCAGCAACAACTCGAACAATTCAAGCAAAAATTCGAACGTGAAAATAACAATGCTAATGAACTTAGAGATGAATTGCAGCGCTATAGAAACAGTTTCGGAGACCCTAACCAAGCATACGAAGAAAAAGAATTAACGAGGTTAGAACGTGAATCAAGTATCAACGCACACAAGATATCAATTAGTATTCAGAACTTCATCAAAGAAAATTCGGTTGAGACATACAGACTAGATACAGTCATCAAAGCGAATACGAAATCGAAAGAAAGACTACAAGAAAATGTAGCATTACTGAAAGAATTTACAACCAATTTAGAAGCAATGTTAAACGGAAGAATCGTCGTAAATTAGGAGAAAAGCAATGCAAGAAGAAAAACAAGAAGTCATCTATTACTACTATGACAAGAAAGGTAATAGACGACTAATATTTGTATCTAATGAGTTAGTAGATAATTATGACCACTTGATTGAACGCTTTTCACAAATTAATAAAAACTTATATGTCTTAATTAATGGATTAGAGTTCAAATTACTGTAAACCAAACATTTGTTTAGTAACAGATGTAGCGAGCTGTTGTAGTACTGGAATAGATACCGAATGTATATAGAAAAATTATAACAGAAAGAAGGAATTCAAAATGGCAAAGCGTAAAGATGAATTAATTTTTTACAAAATCATATTAAACAAACGAATGAACAAGGGCAACAGTTAGAACAAATCATTGAAAGAATGTTAGATATGGAAGATTGCGTTGAAAATCGAGTGTCATATGTAGAAGATATGGTAGAAGAAATCAAGAAAGAAGTACCTATAACTTATGAACAACAAAAGGAACTGCAGTCAATTGTTCAATCAAAAGCAAACCAATTCACAAGAGAGTATTACAAGAACGGTATTCCAGTAGATATGAAGTACCAAAATGAATTATTCAAAAAGAAAAAAGGACAATTCATTCGTGCAATGTGGACACGTTTAAAAGAATATTTCAACGTTCCGAGATACACAGCAATTCAAAAGGTTGATTATGACCGGACTAAACAATTCTTGATAATGATTGAGTTTAAAGATTTTAAAGCAAACGAACTTGAAGATAAATCAAGTTGGAATATCCCTGGGTTGCTATAGAAATGAATTATGGAGCAAGGAAAGAATTTTTATAGGATTAGATTTACCTAATAAAAAGAGATTCCTAATCACACTTTCACAAGTGAAGAGGAAACTCTAATGAAGATTTAATCTTCTAATAAATCAAGATTCTTTAACAATTTTTCAATCATCTTGTCATTAGCAAGTGCGAAAGATTCAAAATAGTTATTTGCTATGACATTAGGGTTTTCACTATCCCTTTCTAGAAACATTTCAGCAAATGTTTCTTCGGCGTAATCATTTCTTTGATTAATCAGCTCAGATAATTCTTCTTTCGTAATCTTATTCATTATAAAACCCCCTTTATCACTCATTATACATGAAAAGGTAGAGAAGTAATAATCGAGTTAAAAATTAATTTTAGAAGACAAAATAATAATAGATTAGGAGATATAAACATGATTAAAAACTCACTTCAAGCAAAAGAGTTAGCGCAAATATTATCAGTTTCTAAATCAAAAGCATCTTTAATAATTAGAGAGCTCAATCAAGAGCTAGAAGAAGAAGGTTACATTGCAATAAGAGGAAAGATACCTATTCAACTAGTTAGAGAAAAATTTCCTTATCATGATATTACTGATGAGGTGTTGAAAGAATTGGAGAGAACAAAGTGAAGTACTTACTCAGCTATATGACGATGTTTAACGCAATGATAATAACATTAATGTTAGGAGCTGGCTTCACGACAGTATTAGGAATTTCGATGTTCGCTCTAATTTTTAGTTCGTTCTTTTGGGAGAAATGGCTAAAAGTAACTAAAAAAACTAGTAGACGTAAGAACGTCTACCAGTAAGAGAGAGAGACAGCATTAAAATACTATGAATTAATTAAACCAAAAAAGGTGATGATAAGTCAATTATGAATTCACAAGTATTATTAGAAACATCGAGTGTACTGAATGAACTTGTTATGTATAGCAATCAAAATGTGGAAGTTGAATTTAAAAAATACAATGACGGTAATGTAGTTTGTGAGTTTTGGCACTATTCAAGCCATTATCAATATGGGTGTCAAAGTCTTAAATTTAGAAACATTGATTCTATTAATAAAATGAAACAAAAGCTAGAAGTTGCTAAAAAAGTGATTGCAGGGGAGTGTCTAATCGATGAGCAACTTATTTGAATTAAAAGATAGCTATCAACAAGTTTACGATCTTATCGTAGAACAAGAAGATGAGCAAATATTAAAAGATACACTAGAGAGCATTAACGATGCAATCGAAGAAAAAGCAGATGGTTATGTGGCGGTCATTAAGTCTTTAGAATCAGACAACAATGCTATAGACGAAGAAATAAAGCGTTTAAGACAACGTAAAAATTCTAATCAAAACGGTGTTAAACGTTTAAAAGAAAGTTTACAGGAAGTTATGGAACAGACTGGCAAAGAAAAATTTAAGACATCGCTCAATAGTTACTCAATAGCGAACAATCCACCTAGCTTAGATGTTACAGATGAAACTTTAATACCTAAACAATATTATGTTGAACAAAAACCTAAGCTAGATAAAAAAGAATTGTTAAAAGCTGTTAAAGGTGGCTTGGAACTCAAAGGAGTAGAACTAAAGCAAAGTAGAAGTTTGAGGGTGAGATAGATGCCAGATAAACTCAATCTTTTCCAAAAAATAGTAGACGTTAAAAAGAACATCGAAGGCTTTACTAAAGACGCTAAAGGTTACAACTACGACTATGTAGAAGGTAGTCAAATACTTTACAAGATACGTCCGAAAATGGAAGAACACGGGCTGCTAATATACCCTTCTGTAACAGCGTACGAAACTAGAGAAACGAAAAATAATAAAGGTAAAACGGAACATATTGTTTCAATGAATATGGAGTATCACATTATCGACAGTAATACAAAAGAAGATTACATCGTTCAATTTGCAGCATTCGGGCAACAGCAAGATATCGCACAAGCCTATGGCACAGCACTTACTTATGCTGAAAGATACTTCTTATTGAAACTGTTAAATATTCCGACAGATGAAGATGATCCTGATGCTAAACAAAAAAAACAAGAATATAGCAAAGCTGACAAACATGATATCGAAATATTATCTAACACGATAAAACAATTTGCAGAAGCAATGGGCGATACAGAAGAAGGCGTAAAAACACAATTAGGAATCATCGATTACAAAAAAATAAGCGTTGCTGATTGTATGAGATACCTACAAACAGTAGTCGGTTGGAAAAAAGAAAATGGAGTGAATTAATAATGATAAACAGAGTAGTTTTAGCAGGTAGATTAACAAAAGATCCAGAGTTCAGACAAACAGCTAGCGGCGTAAGTGTAACCACATTTTCATTAGCAGTAAATAGAACATTCAAAAACAAAAATGGCGAAAGAGAAGCAGATTTTATTAATGTAGTTGTATTTAGACAACAAGCAGAAAACGTTAATAACTATCTTTCAAAAGGTAGTTTAGCTGGAGTAGATGGGCGTATTCAATCACGAAGTTATGACAACAACGAAGGGCGACGTGTTTTTGTGACGGAAGTTGTAGCAGATAATATTCAATTCCTAGATAGTGGAAATAAAAACAACAATCAAAAAGGTAATTATCAACAGAAAAACAATAACTACCAACAAAATAATGGCTATCAACCCAATAATAATTACCAACCACCTCAACAAAGCAATAGCTATCAACCACCACAACAGAATCAACAACAAAATCCATTTGCTAACGCTAATGGTCCGTTAGATATTCAAGATGAGGATTTACCTTTCTAGGACTGATGTAGATGCCAATTATTAAAAATTACATCACTCAAGATGACGGTACAACAACTGTAGTTATCAAAGGAGTGGAACTAGATAACAAAACAACATTGCTTTTAGACAACGGTTACGAAGTAGAGGCAGATGTAAGAGTTGTAGATCCATTCAAGATTACAGATAAGCAGCGTAGAAAAATATTTGCTCTCTGTAACGACATAGAAGCATATACAGGACAACCCCGTGATTATATGAGGTGTTTTGTTCATGGATTACGTAGAAGTCCTCTACGGCTACGAGAAACGTCTCTCATTGAGTGATTGCACAAGAGATCAAGCTAAACAAGTTATAGAAGTTATTCTCGACTGGGTGTTTCACAATAATATACCACTTAATTATAAGACGAGTGACCTACTTAAAAATGACAAGGCGTTCCTTTACTGGGCAACGGTCAATCGAAACTGTGTACTATGTGGGAAATCAAATGCTGACCTTGCACATCACTACGCAATAGGTCGTGGTGCTAACCGTAAGAAGATGCAGCATTACGATTATGAAGTATTAGCTTTATGCAGATTCCACCACCAAGAACAGCACAACATAGGCGTTAAGTCTTTTGACGAAAAATATATCTTACAGGATAGCTGGATAAAAGTTGATGGTCGTTTAAACGCTATGTTGAAAGGTGAGAAAATGAATTGAAAAGATTACAAATTATAAAAATTACACTCCTAATCGTCATCTTTGCGGAGGAGATTAGAAGTGCTAAGCGTGTGAGTGGCCTAATCCTCAGTGTCATCTTCAACAAAACAATTTGCTATTAAAAAACAAGTAAACAATATTGCGATTACTGAAGAAAATACAAAGTAATTCACATATTGATCGAGGATAGTTCTTAGTAAAACCGGTCCAGTAACACTAGAAGCAGATGCTACTGAAATTTTTTTTACAAATTTAGCGGAGGGATAAATGAACTTATGATTGAGCGCTTCTTTGAATATATTGTTGTAATAATCGCGATATATCTCATCTATTGGATGGGGAGAATCGACGGTTTCACTAAAAGAAGAGACATCGACAGTATTGATAAAAGATTGTCTCAAACGATTACTAATTTTCAAAACTTCATTTTCCTGAAAATTAGTAGAGCTTATGAAATCATTAAGAAGTTTTTCAGAAAATAAATTGTTTCTAAAATTTTTAGCAATAGTAATACTTGGTGTAGAAATTCTGAACAAATTAGAAGTATCGAAATTATTTAATTTTGATTGAATTGCAATTTTACCAATATCTTTATAAATATAATCAAATTTCATAGTTTGATTCATAACTTGTCTGATTTCTTTCGAAGGTGTAGTTACTCTCATTGCTGCATTTCTTAATTCATAGAAATTTTTATCAATTATCGGCTTAACATTTTTTAGAGGATCAATGTACATCGTTACACCTCCAATCTAACGCAGTAGCATTAAATAAATTATACACAATATTTTAAAAGGAAGGAGATAAAGAAATGGCCACATTTAGAGTTTACAAAGAATCAGGTAACTTTGTGACAGTACACAAAGATTTTATACATGATTCTAATATAAGTTGGAAAGCTAAAGGGATATTACTTTATTTATTAAGCCGACCTGATGACTGGCAAATTTACGAAACAGAACTAGAGCAACATTCAACTGATGGACTTAGCGGTTTAAAGAGTGGAATCAAGGAATTAGAAGAAATTGGATATATTCAACGTAATAGAAAACGTGATAAAAGTGGTAGGTTGAACGGCTATGAGTACTTGGTATATGAGCAACCGCACCACATTCGATTTTCCAACGTTGGAAAAACCGTTAACGGTAAAACCAACAATGGAAAAACCGTTAATGGTAAATCGCATACTACTAATAATAATAGTACTAATAATGATTTTAATAATAATGATGATACTTATAATGATGAGAATATATTGTCAGGCAACCCGACTGTTTATCCTTACCGTGATGTTATTGATTATCTCAACCAACGCGCAGGTAAGAATTACAAATCGACTACTAAGAAAAATCAAACAGTCATACGTGCTAGAACAGATGAAGGTTTTTCACTAGATGACTTCAAAAGAGTTATAGATAACAAAGTTGCCGAGTGGAAAGGGACAAACATGGAGAAATACCTAAGACCTGAAACGTTATTCGGTACTAAATTCGAGGGTTATCTTAACCAAGAATTACAAACGAGTGGAATGGATCAACTAGAAAGAATGAAATACGATCCTAGCTATTGGGATTAGGAGTGATGAAATGCAATCTATGGAAAGTCTAGCTAGAAATATCAAACCTAGCCAAAACATTGTAGAAGAACAGCACAACCTTAAATGTAATAAATGTGGTAACACCTACGACTATTACAAATTTAGCAACGGTCACGAGTTCAGACATGGTTGTGACTGTTCGATGATACAAGCTGGTAAAGAAGCAGAGAAGAAACGTAAGCAAAAATATATAAATACTATCTTCAATCAATCTACTGTAAACGGTTCATTAAGAGATGCGACAGTAAATAACTACAAACCACAAAACGAACAACAGATACATGCTAAAAAAACAGCCATAGAGTACGTCAAAACCTTTTCGGTAGATAAACCTAAGTTACTCATCTTACAAGGCTCATATGGTACCGGAAAAAGCCATATAGCATATGCCATTGCTAAGGCAATTAAAAATGAGGGATATTCAGTTGCTTTTATGCACATTCCAATGTTAATGGAGCGTATCAAAGCGACATACAACAAAAACGCTGCAGAAACAACAGATGAACTTGTTCAGTTATTAAGCAACATAGATTTATTAGTACTTGACGATATAGGTGTTGAAAACACAGAGCACACATTAAACAAGTTATTCAGCATTGTAGATAACAGAGTTGGTAAGAATAATATCTTCACTACTAACTTTAGTGATAAAGAACTTAATCAAAACATGAATTGGCAACGAATCAATTCAAGAATGAAACATAACACTAGGACAGTAAAAGTGCTAGGTGATGATTACAGGGAGCGTGACGCATGGTAACGAAAGAGAATGTTATGCAAATACTTGAGTGTTCCGATGTTTATGCTCAAAAAATGATTGATTGGTGTAGTGGTGATGAAGCTGCACTCATCAAGTTAATCAATGACAAATTGGAAGAAAAAGGCAACAGGCAGACAATAACGGAGGTGTCCTAATGGGACTTATCGACGGACTTAAAAAGCAATACACGTTATATCAGATTGACGGTTGGAAGATGTGCAGTGTAACGCCTCTAGCAGAAGATACTTATAAGTTAGGCAACTATGCAGGGATACACTTTAGAAATACATTTTCAGGAACGGTAACGAAAGATGAACTAGAAAAATTGAAACGTAAATACAAGTTGTTCAGAAAAGAAGCATTGCAACAACAAATGACAATTAACGAATTATTATTTTGAGGTGGAGCTTTGAGTAAATACAATTCTAAAAAAGTTGAATATAAAGGCGTCACTTTTGATAGCAAAGTTGAATGTGACTATTACCAACATTTAGAACGTAACTTGGGTAATGAATATAATCATATAGAATTACAACCTAGATATGAGTTGATACCTAAGTTTGATAACCAACGTAAAACAGAATATATTGCAGACTTTGCATTATGGAAAGATAGCAAACTGCTTGAAGTGATAGATGTCAAAGGTATGCCAACACCAGTAGCTAAATTGAAAGCAAAAATTTTTAGATATCAAAACAGAGGAATACCGCTCACATGGATATGTAAAGCGCCTAAGTATACTGGTCAAGAGTGGATAACGTATGAAGAACTCTTAAAAGCTAGACGAGAGAAAAAGAAGAAAGAGGTTTTAGATAAATGAATAGCTATGAAGTTCAAACGAGATTAGATTTTGTGATTAGGGCTCATGTTAATACTTTTGTCCCAGTTGAAAGAGGGCAAACATCTTCAGCTGCAATAGAAATTGTGAAAGAGCAATTGTTAGAGAGCCCGAGAGATGTATTAAATTACGATATTGATATAGATAATTTAGAGGTGGAATAAATGAAAAAAGTAAAGTCAATAATTAATCGTAAGAAATTTGATTTGTTACTTAATAGAAAGAATCTAACGTATAGAGAGTTAGCGAGTGAGATTTATGTAAATAGACATTATATCTCTAAACTAGCTACGCAAGATCGTTATGTCTCAGAAAGAATGAGAAAAATTTTATTAGATTACTTAGGTGTTGAATACAATGATGTATTTGATACGGTTGAATTGAACTATGTGAATAGTCACAAGAAAATTCCTGAATTAACAATAAGCAAAGATGAAGTCAAAGAATTATTAGCCAAAGGAAAAAAGAAAGTTATATTTAGAGAAAAAATTTTAGAATTGACGGTTGTAGATTGTGAGTAATAAAGGAGGATAAACTCAATGGAAACTATAAGATTTAAAGCAAGAGGTAAAGAGTGCCTGATAGATGAAGAGGCTTTGAAGAAAATGAAAGCTGCTAATGTTGGCTTAAAAACTGTGAAAAGTAGGATGAATAAATATTGGTCTTTCGAAGAGGCAATAGAAGTACCTGTGGGAATGAAACGTGAAGAGTGGAAAGGATTTAAAAAGTTAAATTCATGGGAAACATCACGAGAAAGAGTGAAAGCGTGTGAAGAACAAAAATTACGTCGTAAGAAACCTCATTTATTTAATGTACCTCAAGTACATCCTCGAGGAAAATGGTGTGTACATCTTATGAAGGACGATACTTTCCCAAAAAGGGTGGTTAAATGATGAGTATTAAAAATTTAAACGAAGACGATAGAATAAAAGTTCAAGAAGTTAAAGGTGTTGGAATTACAGTAAAAATGAAAAATGTATACCACATAGTTCAAGCAAGTCTTGATATAAATAAATGGTTTGCTGATGTAAACGCAATTTACGGGAAAATTTGGACTATTGATTATACTTATGATTTTTATTCATTACTAGAGAAAACGAACGATACAGAAGAGTTGCTAAGTGAAAAAGTATGCAATACATCACAATGTGATAGTGAAAACGGTATAGACATAAACGAATGTTGGCATCAACAATTTATAGATGAAGAACTTAGAGGTGCGATGAAATTCATTCAAAAAAGATATTCACTTAGAACAGGTAGAAAAGAAAATGATATTCATAATCAAAAGAAATTGGGAGAATATGCCAATAGATTTGTTGGAGCTCTATAGAATGGCAGATAACTCAATAGAACTATCTGACACAATTAATCAGACATACAAGTACCAAACAAAGGGTAAAACACCTACAGAAGTACAACATGAATTGAAAAATTTTGGTGTCAAAGGATTCATAGTTGGTATGACATCTAGAAAAGTAAAAATGAAAGTTAAAAGAGAAGATATAAAAACAAATAGGGAGTGCTTGAGATGAATTCTGATTATCTATTACTATAACAATTTTATTAATATTCCAGTAATAACTGCGCATGTTCCAAAAAAAGAGAAGATGAAAATTAGTATCCATTTAATCCAAAAGTCTTTTACTGAATAATACTTTTCTTCGCCTGCTCTTGTTGCTTCAACATAGTTACTATATTTTGGAGTCATTAAAGGAGCATCTTCATTTAGGTCAGTATTATAGTAGACAATCGTTGGAACAATCCAATTTTTGGATAGCATATATTCAAAGTGCTTATAGTCAGATGGCATTTTAACACTGCCTTCTCTTACACAAGTACGCAACTTCAAAAACATTGAAATGTTCAAAGCTAAGACCACCTTATCTTTATATAAGTTAATTATATCAGAATAGGAGAATAAGAATGAAGTACTTAGAGATTAAATTATTATCAGTGAACGCGACAATTCCTAAAAGAGCAAACCCTACAGATAGCGGATTAGACCTTTATGTATCAGAAACGATTCATATACCTGCAAACACAACTAAAGTGGTTAAAACTGATATAGCAATTGATTTATCTTTTGGTTATGAAGCACAGGTGAGACCACAATCTGGTAAAACATTAAAAACTAAATTGCGCGTTAACTTTGGGACTATAGATTACACGTACAATAAAGAAATTGGTGTTATTACAGACAATATTGGTGATGAACCTATCACAGTAGAAAAAGGCACTCGAATTGCACAATTAGTTATAGCGCCCGTTGTATATCCTAAACCTAAACAGGTGGATTGGTTTGAAAACGAAAGTGATAGAGGTGCTTATGGAAGCACAGGAGAATAAAGACATATTAGAAGAGGTTAAAAGAATACTTCGCAAAGAGTAATGAAAAAGTGGGGTGAGAAATGCAATAAACTAATAATTAAAAAAGAAAAATAAAAAGCCTATAAAGACTTTTTATTTTTATGCGAAAAGTAATTTTATTCCTAAATATAAATTTTTAATTATATAGTAAAATGTAAGGAAGCCTGTTATCAGACCTATTGTCAGCGTTATATTATTGTGATCGTAGCTATATGCAGAAAGGATTAGACCTGATACGATGAAAAAGATGATTGGCAAAATATGGTAAAGTAAAGCTTTTCCAGCATGTCTTGAAGTATCTCCACTTGCCAATATCCAAACTATGAGTGGAAAGATAAATGGTGCAAAAAACACACTGAAATAACAAAATGAAGAAAGAATATTATTTGCTGATTTGTCCATAGCTACACCTCCAAATTTATACTGCAAATATAACGCAATATTTTTAAGATTTATAGGAGTTTTTCTTAATCTTACAAAATTGTAATTTTAAAGGAGTCGATAAAATGATTAAGAGAATAATGAGAATATGGTTTACTATCGCTGTGTATGAACTAGGTAAATGGATTGGAAGAGAAGTATATTATAAGTTTACTTCATATGATAGTGTTAAAGTACCTAAAGATTTTTATGAAAAGAAAGATTAAATAGATATAGAAAATTATATACGAAAGGACGATGAACTTTAAATGTGGATTATCATTTCGATTATATTAGCTATTGCACTCTTAATATCATTATGTGTTCAAACTGGATTGAGAATTAAACTAAGCGAGCATAAACAACTTAATGAATTATTGAATAAGCAGATTAAATATTTTAAAGATAATAGAAAATAAGTATCGGAGGTTTCTTATGAGTCTAGGTAAAGAAGACATACCAAAGTTAGAACAGTTCTTTCGTAATTATGAAGATATGAAAGGACAGTTATTATATAGACGGTACGAACTATTATATCAGCCTCAAGATACAAATACTGGTGGAGGCAAAAGTAACTTGCCATCAAGTCCAGTAGAGAATGAAGTTACTAAGTTACACAGTGACTTGAAGTATAATAACTTACAAGCAATTATACAAGCTATTGAAGATGTATATAATAATGCTACACAGGAACAAAAGCTTATAGTTGATTATAGATATTGGGAAAAAGACTTAACAGTATATGAATGGCCAGACATTGCACATGAGTTAACAAAGGCAAGAAAAGATAACAAAGTAATCAGTAGAGATGCTACACTTCGTATGCGTAATCAACTGATGAGAGAGACAGCTAAAAGAATTGGTTGGGTGAGTTTTGACTAAAGCGCACTTTCGACATACTGGAAGTGCGTGGTGTCAATAAGATAAAGTAGTAGTATAAGAAAAATGGTTAGCAACTTTAACGATGAATTTTTTGCTCAGTAGGTATGTAAACTTAATACTATATTATATTAGACACGTTACTTTTGTAGCGTGTCTTTTTGTATGCACTTTATGGACCTACATAATAAGGATACACGTATTAAAGGACATCGCTTATTAAGGTAAGCGTTAAAGGTCATGCAACTTTATGGTCAACTTTAGTGTATGACAGATAGAGCAATGAACATTCATTTACCTTGAAAGGTTTCGTTAGTTTAAAAGTTTAATTGAAACATCAAACAATAAATGAAAGTAAAGTTTGTTTGTTGTTTTAATAATTTAATATTAAAAGAATTGTTTTGTCGATAATAAACTTTATTAGATTAATTTGCATTAGAATGATGAAACAAATTCTAAAGCGAAAGACAAAATGATTTGAGATTAAAAATTTTATTTTGTTTTGTC